CGGCGTGTCGCCGAGCGTCGTCAAAAAAGAGTACGGCGAGGGACGCTGTCTCGACGCTGACGATGCGCTCACGTGCGGCATGGTCGACAAGATCGCGACGCTCGATGAGACGCTGGACCGTCTGCTGCCAGCAGGCGAGTCGCGTCCCGTGCTCGACTTTTCGTCACGCAGCGACACACCGCAGGAGCTCGCAGCGCGGGCCACCGGTCAGGATCGACGCGTCGACGTTCACTGGCAGGCGCGCATCGAGCGCGCGCTGCTCGAATTGTCTATGCCGTAAGAGGACCGCGCCATGAACATCGACCAACTTCGTCGCGACTTTGTCGCGAAGCGTGACGCCGCGCAGACGCAGCTGAAGAAAGTCAGCACCGCAGCGGAAGCCGAGAACCGTCTCATGAACGACGACGAGCGCGCGAGCGTGCAGACGCTCATGAGCGAAGCGAACGCGCTCAAGACGCAACTGGACCGCGCCGAGAGTGACGCGGCGATGGGCCGCGCGATCGAAGCGCTCGTGCCCGCGACGATTCCGACGCCCGCACTGCCCGCCCGCAACGGCGACGGTCGCACGTCCGCGACGATGCCCGCGCCCGTGCGTCTGTCATGGGGCGAGCAATTCGTCAGCAGTGAGCAATATCAATTCTTCCGCACGGGTCAGCACAAGACGTCCTCAGCGTGGCGCTCGCCGTCGATTGAGCTCACCGCGCGTCCGTCCGGGCTCTGGGCGGCGACGCTCACGGAAGATCCGGCGAGCGGCGGCAAGCTGATTCTGCCCGACTATCAGGCGGGCGTGCAGCCGCTGCTGTTTCGACGTCCCGTCGTCGCGGACTTGATTGCCCCCGGCACGACCGACAGCAACCTCGTCACCTACATGCGCGAGACGACCTTCACCAACGCGGCCGACACGGTCGCCGAAGGCGCGGTGAAGCCGGAAAGCACACTGACGTTCGACACGACGAGCGACCCCGTGCGGAAGATCGCGCACTGGTTGCCCTGCACCGAAGAGATGCTCGAAGACGCGCCGCAGATTCGTTCCTATATCGACTCGCGTCTGCGACTGGGCATCGAGCTCGCCGAGGAAGATCAGCTGCTGCAGGGCACGACGACGCCACCCGACATCGTCGGCATCCGCAATCGCACGGGACTCGCGGCGGATGTCGTCGTCGGTGTCGCGCCCGACAACAACATCGAAGCGATCTTCCGACAGATCATGGCGATCGCGGGCGCGTCGTTTCTAACGCCGGATGGCATCGTGCTCAATCCTGCGAACTGGTCGACGATTCAACTCGCGAAGACGACGACGGGTGAATATCTTGGCGGCGGTCCGTTCAGCGCAGCGGCGACGCCGACCCTCTGGGGTCTGCCCGTCGTCGTGACGCCGGTCATCCCTGCGGGGGTCGGACTCGTCGGCGCGTATCGCACGGGCGCGCAAGTCTTCCGCAAGGGCGGCGTGCGTGTCGAAGCGTCGAACAGCCATCAGGACTTTTTCATCAAGAACCTCGTGGCCATTCGCGCGGAAGAGCGACTCGCGCTCGCCGTCTATCGTCCGGGCGCGTTCGGTGAGGTGACGGGCCTCGTCTGATGTCGCTGCTGCTCAAACACGATCCGGGACCGTGCCCGGTGGACGACTGTCCGCACACGACCTGTGTCGCGCCTGAGACGACGCTGTCGCAGGTCGTGCTGCCCGCACGTGACGGGGTGCGCACGCCGCGTCGCTCAGTCACGTTCGGACAGCGCACGGCGGCGTCGTTCTCGACTGCGGAGTATCGCGGCGACGAGCGTCGACGTCGCGTCAAGGAGGCGCGCCGCTGATGGCCTATGACACGTGCGCGTGTCAACCGCTGACGACGAGCGTCGCATTGCCAAACGTCAACGTGCTCGTCGTCCCGCCGATGCTGGAGCCGCTGACGGTCGAGCAGGCGAAGCTGCGCGCGGGGCTGACGTGGGCGCCCGGCGATCCGCGTGACGCGCAACTGGAGTCGTTCATTCGCGCGGCGCGTGAGCGCGTCGAGCGCGACACGGGCGTCGCGCTGCTGACGCAGACGCGCGACGTCTATCTGACGCACCTCGTGGCGAACGCGGACTTTCCCGCGCCGTGTCGACCGCTGCAGTCCGTCGCGCCGATCGATTCGCCTGACGTCGTCTACCCGTGGGCGTATCGCCTCGTGGTCGGGCACACGTCGATCGGCGACATCCCGCCGCTGCTGTACTTCGCGGTCGGGCTGCTCACCGCGCACTATGCGACGGCGGCGCGTGACGCCGTCGTCATCGGCACGATCGTCGCTGAGATGCCGCTCGGGTATGAGGACGCGATCGCGGACTATCGCCGCGTGAGCGTGTAGCACGATGCCGGGATTGATTGGAGTCGCGCAGACGATTAGTCGACGGCAGAAGCACGTGCGACTCGTCGTGCAGGGCGCGCCCGAGCCTGACGGCGAAGGCGGCTTCGTGCGACCGGACGTGCCGCTGGTGCCCGCTGACAGCTGGGCCCGCGTGCGCCCCGCGTCGCAAAGCGACATGGAAGCGCTCGCCGCTGGAACGGTGCTGACGCAAGCGACGCATCTGGTGTCGCTGCCGTATCACGCGGGCGTCACCACCGAGACGATCGTGCTCGTCGAAGATTACCCGCGACCCGATCGTCGGCTGTCGGTGCTGTATCGCGGCAACCCAGACGAGCGCGACGCCGAGCTCGATCTGATCTGCGCCGAAGTCGTCACGTAACAGGAAGGACGCTGCTATGCCGCTCACGGTCCCGAACGCAGGCGAGGTCAAGCTGCTCGACGCAGCGACGGGCAAGACGCCCGCGAGCGCGCTCACGCTGCGCCTCTACACGGCGATCGCTCCAGCGATCGGCTCGGGCACCGTCGCCGCGCACGTCACCGAAGCCGCAGGCGGGGGCTATGCGGCGAAGACGCTCACGGCTGCGAATTGGACGACGACGAGCGGCACGCCCACCGCGAGCGTCTACCCGAAGCAGACGTTCACCTTTACGGGCGCGCTCACGGGCAATCCCGCGCTGCTCGGCTACTACGTCACGGCAGCAGACGGAACCGTGGTCGTGATTGAGGCGCTCGCGGCGAGCTTTACGCCCGTGAGCAACGGCGACGCGATCGAAGTCACGCCGCAGATTACACTCGGTTCGACCACAAACGATTAGCCCGATGGCCTATCAGGACGTGATCCTCGCCGACGCGCCGAGCGCGTACTTCCCGCTGCAGGAGATGAGCGGCACGGCGGCAGTGTCACCCGTGCCCGGAGTCTCCAACGGGACCATCGCGGGTGGCGTCACGCTCGCTGTGCCCGGACCCTATCCCGGATCGAACGCGATGCGCTTCGACGGGACAAGCGGGCGCGTCACGGTCCCCAAGGGCACGTATTCCGACTACGGCACGGGGCCGCTCACGTTCGAGTGTTGGGTCCGCATCTACGGGCAGACGGCGGCGCAGCAGTGCATCCTCGAAAATGGCCCGTTGTCTGGCGCGCCGGGTGGAGGCGCGATTGTGTCGCTCCCGGCGTCTGGCAGCGACAACATCAGCGCCTCGGCGGCGAGCACGATCTGGCAACCCGCTGGATCGTTCGGGGCGGCAGTCTCGGCAGCGACGAGTCGGCAATGGTTGCATCTCGTGCTCGTGCTCCGTCGCAATCCTGACCGCTTGGAGTTTTTCCGCAACGGCGCGAGCGTCGCAACCGTGACGGCGACCGCGCCGCAGACGGGCGGCAACTTCACATCAGCGCAAGCGTTCGGCATCGGGGCACGGAACAACGGCGCTCAATTCTATTTTCAAGGCGAGGTCGCGCACGTCGCGATCTACAAGCTCGATCTGTCTGTCGCGCAGATCGCCGCGCACTACGCGGCGGCTCGCCCGTTCCGGCAGGGCACCTATCCCGACCTCGTGCTCACCGATGGCGCGTCTGGCTACTGGCGGCTCGCCGAGAAAAGCGGGACGACCGCGCGTGACGAAGTGGCTGGCGTCCACGGCACGCTGAGCGGCGGCGTCACGGTCGCCGTGCCGGGACCAACGGGCGACGGTACGACGGCGATGCGCTTCGATGGCGTCGATGACAAGGTGATCGCGGCGAAGGGCCCGTACTCCGATTTCGCGACGGGCGCGCTCACGATCG